TCGCATTGAGGGCACCAACGGCAAATGCAGTCGGCGTCGACCTTAAGTGTTGCGGGGGCGTCAACAGTTCCCCATGTGTTCGTTTCAATCGTCATGTTCGTTTCCAATCGTTAACGCCAGATGCTGATCCAGCGGCGGCCGCGCTATGCGACCTACGGGGTTAACCGTCCGCCCGAACAGTCGGCGCGGCCAGCATTCACACAAGACACAACACAACAAAAACAACGAACCGGGGCGGCTTCACAACAGCGCCGTGGTCGTTGTGCCAGGGGCTCGGGGCAGTGACAGCCGCGCCAACAGTGAGAACAATGACAGAGTGCACAGTGATCACGCGGCAACTCAACACCGGTGAGCGAGTATTGGGCCGGGCGTGCACTCCCTCCTCCCCCGCTCCCCTCCCCGCACGCGGGTTCGCCGGGCACGGGTCCGGTCGGGCGGCGCGTCGGCCAGCGTGCAGCGGCGGTCGGTTGGTGCCAGCATGGTGTCAAGTATCTATGGAAGAGGGGAGGCGATTACCCCACTAGCGACTACTCGTATCATGTATACTATCGCTCAGAGAATTTTACTCAAAAACCAATCCGGAATGTAACTGAGAGGCACCTCTAGGGTATGCACAACCGGTATCAAACCAGTACAGCAAAGACCAGCTGGATACCTAGACCCGGTAGTCGAACCGGCATGCATAGGTGGAGGCTGAAATGACTGTTGATAAGTTCCAACTGCTGCAGAATGAGTACATCGAGTGGCTGCTGCTGGATAAGCATCAGAGAGCCATAGCAGGTTTGCCTACTTCAGATGTCGCCTGGGCAAAGGTCAAGGGTGTCAACGAGCGCACAGTTCGCCAATGGAAGAAGCACCCAAGGTTCATCGAGAAGTACGAGAACCGAGTCCGCGAAAAGGCAATGGCTCTGCCTGGGGCAACTGCTCTTGCATTGACGCCTAGCCAGCTGAACGCTCAGGGCAAGGACGATCGCAACGAGCACGAGATGATCAAGGCCAAGCTGATCGAGCGGGCTATGAGCGGAGACCGGGCTAGTGCCGAGTTGTACTTCAAGACCTACGGTAAAGCCTTTGTCGATGAGGAGATGGCTAACCGTAAGTCTGACTTTAGAGAGCTAGACATCTCAGCACTCTACGATAGGGTATTGAGCCTGGTGCCTGTGGCTGTACTGGAGGAGTTTCTAGCCAAGAAGTCTGAGGTAGTGGATGGCTAGCGCAACCATTGTCTCTGAGCTCGAGAGGCTCTGGTATGAGATGGAGTGGCGCAAGTGCGCAGCTGACCCAGAGTACTTTATTAGGACCTACATCTGGATTGAGTCTGAAAGAGATCCAAGAGGTCGTGAGCCGTTTGGTCTCTGGGACTATCAAGAAAAAGCACTAGATGCTTACTTAGGTAATCGCTTCGTAGTGATCCTGAAAGCAAGACAGCTAGGCTTTACAACTCTAGCTATGGCCTATGCCTTATGGCAGTGTCTATTCAAGCCAAGAGCAAACATCCTACTGATCAGTAAATCCCAAGATAGCGCAGACAAGAACTTGGGTATGGCACGGTTTATGTACTCGTTCTTGCCAGAGTGGATGAAGGCTCGAGGACCAGAGCTGGACGGAGACGCTGCCAAGCAGATGATCTTCAAATTTATGGATGGCTCTAACAACCGACTGAAGTCCTTTGCTGGTACAAAAACTGCAGGTGCTGGTGAAACAGCATCCCTAGTTATCCTAGATGAGTTTGCTTTGATGGAAGACCCAGCAAATACCTATCGTACTATCAAGCCTACTACTGACGCTGGTGGTAAGTTAATCATTATCTCGACTGCTCGTGGTGGTAGCAACCTCTTTGCTAAAATTTATCGAGAAGGCAAGAGAGGCTTAAACGAGTTCCACAGTATCTTTGAACCTTGGATGAGTAGCCGGTTGATTACTGAGGAACAGTACGAGCTCAAGAAGAGAGAGTTCGTAGCTGAGCCGTGGCTATTTTTTGCTGAGTATCCAAGTACGGATGACGAGGCGTTTCGTGAATCGGGCCGACCTAGGTTTGCTTGGCTACCTGCTGAGGAAGAGTGTCCAGACTTTCCTTACCACGGTCAGTTAGATGAGGGTCCGGCTGGTGTGGACTTTGTGATTGATAGCGAGATGGACGGATACCGTGGTCCTCTGGCATTGGTCTACCCACCAAACGAGATTGACTGGAACTCACAGTTCGTAGTAGCAGCTGACCCCTCGCTTGGTGTGGGTGGTGACTACTCAGCAGCACACGTATTTACGATGTTGCCAGATGGCACACCAGAAATTTTAGCCTACTACCACAGCAATACAATTGAACCAGCTGACTGGGCACAGGAGCTAGACATGCTGGGTAGGTATTTTACTGGGGTAAATCAACCAGCTGCTTTGATGGTAATTGAAAATGCTGGTGGTGTTGGTGTGTCAATCATTGACAAGCTAAGAAACCAGACAAACTATCCGAACCTGTATCGCTATCTGCCACCAGTATCGGCAAGGCGCAAGAGAGCCCCGGTCTTTGGCTTCCCTACTACCAAGCAGACCAAGCCCTTGATCATCAACCGGTTGGCTGAGTGGATCGCACCGGACGAGGCAGGGCAGTGCAAGATGCTAAACGTGCACGAGAAGCTTCGTGAGGAGCTGAGCACCTATGTCCGTCGGGAGAACGGGACAACCGCTGCCGATGTGGGCTGCCACGACGACATGGTGATGAGTGCGGCTATTGGCCTGTATGTCCTACTCGAGGAACTTAATCCTGTCGGTGAGACCTTCATAGGTGAGGTAGGACAACCAGGCACTTTCAGACTAGACCTAGCACCGCTTTACCGTGAGGTGGAGATGATTAGGCGAGTTGAGGCGAAGGCTGACCGACGCTTCTGGGCAGACCATCGCAGGCGAACCCGTAGGACAAGGAGAAATAATGGCTACTAAGATTAGACCTTACGATCTCAAGGAGATCCAGGATCTTGTAGAGGACGCTAAGCAACGCTACTCGTGGCGACACGACTGGTTCCGTAGCCTAGAAGCCTTGTATCGCACAGGTAAGTCGATGCCTATCAGTGAGTCCACTGTCACAGGTACGGTCTTTGAGCGCCTACACCCAGCTGACCTTGAGACTATCAACATGGTCTTGCCACATCTAAACATTATTCTAGCAAGTATCGTAGCTCGTGATCCTAAGCCAGTAGCCGTCCCTTACCAAGGCGGCGAAGAGACTGAGGTATCTGCCAAGGTAGCAGAGGCAGTAGCTAACTACTACTGGCTACGCACCAGTGCAACCGCAGTAATGCGTGACATGGCACAGGACATGGTAGTCCTAGGAAACGGCTTTTGTAAGGTCGGCTGGAAGCACAGCATCGTAGAAACACCACGAGCACAAGAAGCTGTACAAGAAGACCTAGAAGGTGTAGTAAGAGCAGAGCTCACTATGGCAGTGGCTGAGAATAGGCCAGTATCTCCTATTGAAAAAATGGTAGAGTACATCCCACTTACTGACCGACGCGTAGAAGCAGATGAGCCTTATGTAGAGTATGTAAGTCCCTATGACATTTTCTTCCCAGCTAACGCACGACGTATGGAAGAAACTCGTTGGGTAGCTCAGCGTATTATCTTGCCAATTGATGAAATTAAGGCTAACCCTACATTTAGCAACCTAGATGATGTAGTTGCTGATGGACTCCACGACATCCGCGAGCGTGATACAGGTCGTAATGACACAAGCGTAATGGAGCCAATGATCTACGACACGGCTTCTATCTACGAGTTCTACGACATGCGGACCCGGACCTTGACTGTATTCCAGCTTGGGGCAGATAAGCCGCTCTACCGTGGCGACATTCCATACTCACACCGCTACGCACCCTTTGTACACATGCGAAACTTCGCAGATGGTGGCCAGGAGATGTGGGCATTCGGTGACCTAGAAAACATTGCTTCCCTACAAGAGAAGCTAAACGAGACCTTTACTGAGCAAGTAGACAACATGCGTCGCTCCGGTAACAAGTACGTCACTATCCGAGGTCTCTTTGATAGCGAGAGCCGTGACCGTCTCGAGTCCGATGAGCCAGATGTGGTTATTGAGATGGAGCCTATGAACGGCCTTAACCCACGCGATGCGATCACCGTATTGCCACGCGCACCGCTACCAGCAGACATCTACGGCGCACAGGCTAAGTTCGAAGATGCTATGCGTCAGGTTCTAGGTATCAACGACTTCCAGGCCGGCGGCTTGGGTGCTGACCGTATGAGCGCATACGCAGCAGCTGTCGTAGACGGCGTGGCAACACTTCGTGCCAAGGACAAGCAGCAATCCGTTGAGAAGTCAGCCGGTATGATCTTTAACCAGATCATTCGCCTGTGCCAAGAGTTTATGGTAGAAGAGCGTGCGGTGCGCTTGGTAGGACCTAACGGTGGATTCTGGGAAGAGATTGACCAGACCGTTATTCAAGGCGAGTTTGACATGCGCGTTGAGGGTGGATCGCTAAGTGCGGTCAACCCTGCGGTTCGTCAAGCACGAGCAGTAGAGATGCTGAACGCCGTGGTTCCTATGTTAGTTCAGTTTGGATACGATACTGAGCCAGCGCTACGCCACATCGTTCGTGAGCTTGGGTATGATCCGGATCAGTTCCTGGTCAAGACCCCGCCACCAGCCCCAGCCCCCGCAGCTGAAGTACCAGCGGGAGAGGCATTGCCACCAGAGATGGCAGGGCTGGCACCTGAGGCCGCAGCAATGCCTGCACCTCAGGGAGCTTTGTCACCAGAAGAACAACTGATGACATTGTTAGCTGGTCCGTCAGGTGGAGAAATTCCAGAAGAAGCCGGACAAGCAGGCATTCTCTAAACCCTCTGTCGAGGTGAGACACATAGTTAGGAGAGTAGGTCGTCTTGGCCTGCTCTCATAGCCGAACAAGCATACACGCGCAGCTAATTTCGAAAAGGCCAAGTGCGGGGCTATGACACTCGGGACAGGAGCAGGACTATGGCAGGAACCAACGACTTCGAAAATCTATTCGAGGCAGCACTCGCAGAGCTGAACACAGCTGAACAGCCAACTGTTGAGGAGAACCCAGTAGAAAACGCAGTAGCAGAGACGGAACAGCAAGTGGAAACACCAGCTGAACCTGAAGCGGTAGCAGAAAACGTAGAGGCTACTGAAGAAGAAACGAATCCAGCCGAGAACGGTGAGGCCAACGACACAGGCCGGGTCACCGTAACTGATGAAGATGTTATCCTTCTTCCAGACGGGACGGAAGTCTCGGTCAAGGAAGCAGTGCTACGTCAGCGGGATTATACCCGCAAGACGCAAGCTCTGGCTGATGAGCGCAAGGCGTTTGAGGATCAACGAGCTTCGGCTCA